AGTGCAATCGACATTTGTTCACGGGCTTTGATCCTTATTGGGGCAGAGCCTATTACTTCTTTTGAAGACAATACAACTGAGGCCCTTGTTGCTGTAAATATGTATGAAGACGTGGCGCAAGCAAGTTTGTGCGACACACGCTGGCGTTTCGCTACTGAGCAAGCCCAGCTTGCCCGACTATCTGAAGAACCCACTGGCCGATTTGACGCCGCATATCAACTCCCATCAGGGACACTTATGCTGAACGCAGTCACTATCGCAGACCAGCCAATCAATTACACAGTATACGGCGACAAGGTATTTTGTAACGCAAGCGAGAATGAAGAAGTTATTGCAGACTTTATATTCCGCGCCGAAGAAGTCAACTGGCCCTCTTATTTTACACTTGCTGTTGAGTATAGCTTGGCGGCTATCTTTGCTAGCTCTATTGCTCGGAATGAGTCTTTGACCTCCATCATGGAGCAGAAGAAATCTATCCTGATGGCAAAGGCGCGTAACTTGGATAGTCAGCAAAACACTACACGCAAACTAGCGACATCGAGGTTCATTAACGAAAGGCGGTCATAATGGCTAAAATAAAAATACCGCTTCACAGTTTCCAATACGGTGAACTAAGTCCATCCTTTACCTCTCGTGTTGATGCCGCAGTCTATCAGGCTGGCGGTCAAAAGGTGCGTAACTTTATTATTCTTAACGAGGGCGGCGTAAAGAAGCGTCCTGGTGGAGAGTTTATTTACAAGTTCTCTGATAGTGTAGACACTGCTAATCGTCTTGAGATTCGCGCAGAACCATTTACCTTTTCTGATGATGAGGAATACATCCTTTGCTTCAAGAATAATGCACTGGACATTTTCTTTATCAATCCCTCTACGGGTGAGGTTGATACAACCCCCTTCACTCTTAGTGGCGCAACTGACTGTCCCTGGACGACTGCCACTATTCCCAGCCTTACCCTTGCTTCATCTGGGGATGTAACAATTATCTGTCATCCAACCATTCCGACGCGCGTATTGCGGAGAACTGGCCTTAAAACCTTTACGTCCGAAGTCTTTACGTTTGATGATAACGGTAATGACGGCACACCAACGCATCCATACTTTAAGTTTCAATCCTCTGGTGTGACATTAACCCCGTCTGCCATCACTGGGACAGGTATTACTGTTACATCTAGTGCTGATTATTTTGTTAGCGATCACGTTGGATCATATCTTTTGATTGGCAATACACCATGTGAGATTAAAACCTATGTTAGTGCAACTGAAGTTACTGTGGACATTAGTGGAACCATTCTTCGTAGGTTGCTTCCAGATTCTATTGAAGTGTTTGATGGCACTGATATTGTTCAAGTTACTATGGCTCTCCATGGCTTGGCTGTTGGTGACTCTTTTGACATTGATCGTGTGGGTGCTTTGGGTGGGCTTAACGCGACTCATTTGGAAGGAACCAAAACAGTAGCTCGTGTTATTGATCTAAATACATTTGAATATACTGCTGGTTCTAACGCATCCTCTTCTGCTATTGGCGGTGGCTCTGTAGAGATTTCTTCCACAGCCCCAACCCCCGAGTGGTATGAGCAGTCTTATTCCACTGTTCGTGGTTATCCTGGCGCAGTTACATTCCACGAGGGCCGCTTGTGGTTTGCTGGCTCTACATCACAGCCTGGACATATCTGGGCCTCCCAATCCAATACATTCTTTAACTTTGATGTGGGGGATGGTAGCGATGATGATGCTATTGACCTGAACTCAAACTTTGGTGAATACTCTCAAATCTTGCACCTAGTAGTTAATCGTGACCTGCAAATCTTTTCTGCAAGCTCCGAATCGTTTATCCCTGCCTTTACTGACCGTCCAGTTACCCCTGCAAACGCCATAGTAAAGCGTCAGACGCCGTTTGGGTGTTCCCCTATGCGACCCCAGCCGTTTGATGGCGCAACGCTCTATACGCAGGTCTCTGGCAAGATGCTGGGTTCTTATGTGTATAGTGAGGTAGAGCAAGCCTACAATACTGAGAATGTCTCCGTCACGGCACAGCATTTGATGCGTAACCCCATTCAGTCTGCAAGCATTAAGGGTGGTTTTGATCGGGCTGAGTCTTATTGCTTTATGGTCAATGATGACAATACCATTTCTATTTTCTACTCCTCTCGCGGCGATCAAAGAGCAGGATGGATGCTGTGGGACACACCTGGCAAGTTCCATAGTATTTGCTCTGTAGACCGTAATGTGTATGCAATCACAGTTCGAGACGATGGAAATGGCACAGATGCTTACTTCCTTGAAAAGTTTAATACTGAAATGCCAATGGATTTTTGTGGTGAGTTTACTGGGACTGCTGGTGTCTTCACTGTTAGCTCTCAGTTTAGCGATGGCGCTCTTGTTAAGGTAGTTAGTGGCACAGATTACTTGGGTGAATTTACTGTGTCTGGCGGTCAGGTAGATGTGTCTTCTGTTAAAAATGTTACTACCGCCTATATTGGCTATCAGTTTAATCCCATCTTGGAAACAATGCCTATCGACGTATTAACCTCTGGTGGGCCGCTTACTGCTGGCCCTCGTAAAATTGATATGGTTACTCTTGATCTTGAGGACACATTGTCTGCCGCAGTGAATGGCAAGGACATGATTATTAGAAACACTACTGATGATTTTTCTCTTGATAGGAATAAGTTTACAGGTAGAAAAGAATTTAGGTTGATTGGAATTGGTCGTGACCCTACTGTTACTGTTACGCAGTCTGTTCCATTCGACTTGCAGATTAATGGTATGGTAATTGAGGTAACATTCTAATGGAACCAACAACATATTTAGCAATGTCGGCAGTATCTTCAATAGCGGGACTTGGTGCTGGCAAAAAAGCCGCTAGAGAAGCAAGGCGCCAGGCCCAACGTCAGGCCGCTGAAATTGAGCTTCAGCGTTTCCAGGTAAGAGAGATTGCAACACAACAGCATCTCGATCGAACAGAGCAGTATTCTCAAACTGCTTCTCAGAATAGAGCCGCCGCCGCTTACATGGGGCGCAGTGATCGAAGCATTGAGGCACTTCGTAGGCGTGAGGCCGCATTATATGGCCGTGATGTAGATCGCATTCGCACACAAGAAGAACGAGAGGTAGCAAACCTCTACAGTCAAGCTAGGTCAGTTCGCGCTGGTGGTAGGGCCCAAGCATCAGCAATTAAGGCTCAAACTTACGGAAGTCTTCTTAGCACCGCAATAACTGCGGCGGCGATAGCATAGGTAAATCATGGTAGAAATTAAAAGAACTCGTCCAGGTCAATCTGTTCTTAACCAAAAAATTGGCGTTGTAAATACACGCACTGGCAAACAGGATATATACAAAGCCCAAGCTGAGAGCTTTTTTTCTTTAAGTCAAAGCGGATTAAAAATTGCCGCACAGTTGGGGCAGGAAAAAGCTAGAGAGTATGCTCTTGGTGCGCCCTTAGATGCTCGTGATGAAAACGGCACATTAATTCCAGCCAAAATGCCAGAAGATGTTTGGGTTGGTAGGGCTGGTCGTGCAGATGCAAAAGAAATCTTAGATAAACGCTATATGTTAAAAAGCGAAATTGATATTGATGATTTTGCGCAACGAGCACTTATAAAAAACCCTCAAAATCCTGGCCAAGTCAAAGCTGATATAACAAATTATATCTATCAAACTCAAAAAGTATTAGAGGATCAAGGAGATGTTATTCTTGCCAATGAGTTTGGTGAGATGGGGTATAAGACTGCTAGTCAATACACGCTTAAAGCGGAACAAAACAAAGCAACCCTTGAGTCTAAACTTGACCTGGACAACGTAATTAATGTTCAGGCAAAAATGGTTAATGATCTTTCTATGAGAGTTGCTAATGGTGACACAACAGTTGCCGAAGCCTCTAGCATTATTGATGGTATGGCAAAAGACAGCATGGCCTTTTACGGGCAAACGGTTGCTGGCTCTAATGATTTTCGCCGTAGATTTAAGTTGGCCGCTTTTGAAAAAAGTGTAACTGCTAACTTTGTTAACTTGAGCGAAAGTCAGGTAGATAGAGTTATTATTGACCTTATGGCTTTAGACCCCAAAAGTCCTATTGCAAAAGCAAAGCCAGAACTGTTTAAGTTGTATCAAGATATGGACCAACAAACGCGCGGTGCGGCTGAGTCCCACATGAGCAGTGTAAGAGTTAAACTTATAAATGACCGCAAGGAAGAAAAAGCCTTACTTGAGATTAGTAGAAAAATTAGCGGTGGAACCGCTACATCAGCAGAACTAGATACTTTTCTTCGAGCCAATGGTCTTTCTGGAGACAACAGATACGCTACTCCAGAAAACAGAGAAGAGGTTGTTGGTTATCTCAAGCAAGCTGGTTCTTTAGACACTCAGTTAATTAGTGATGTTCGATTTATTTTAAGCGGAAACAGTCTTAACACCCGAGAAGCTCCCAACAAGGACATACAAGTTTTACAGTTTGCCTTTGCCGCACTGCGTAATGATACTTCTTTCAGAGGTAGACCACAGTTTAACTCTCGTATGGGTTTAGAAATTGAAGAAGTTAGCAAGCTACAAAACCTGCAAAATGCTTTTGACCAGGGGCCAGAACGCTTTGGCTCAACACTTAATAGAATCCAAAACACTCAAGCCAGTTACGATTTAATCAGCACTATTGTTGGCTCAGAATACGCTGGTAAAGATACAGATACAATCGCCGCAAAGATTCTTGCCCATTCTAGTTTTGATGAGATGTCTGCGGAGGCTAAAAGAGACATGAAGAATGTTCTTTTGGACTCCATTATTTTAACTGGCAGTGCAAGGGAGGGTATTGAAAAGACTCGTGAGGAATTCAAAAAATACTATACAGAGTCTAACTATAGTGAAGGCCTGACGCGGGATGCTCCAGAAGAAAGATTTCCAGAATTAGCACAGGACAAAGACCATCGCCATAATTTTTGGTCTTGGGCATTAGACAGCTTTAAGGGAGATCGCAACAAACGTGGTCAATTCTATGTATCAGAACAGGAAGCGCAGGAGTTTGCTCCACGCAATCCATTCAATAATTATGTAGATAATGTATTATCATATTCTACAAACCCCTCTCTTACTGTTGATGATGTTTGGCTTGATACAGAGGTTGGTCTTACAGACAAAGAACGAGTTGTTTATACTCTTCGTGAAAGAAAAACCAACAATCCAGTTATGTTTGGAAACGGTAGCCAAGTAAAAATAGACAGCAATCATTTTCAAAACTTATTGAAGGTTGAAGCTTTACGCGATAAAGAATTTGAATCTCGCTTAGCGTTTGGTGCAGAGGAAGCAGAGGCTATTGCTTACTCAATGGCTGGATACATTGGGCAACGCCCTGGCAATACTATTCTTGGCATGATTGGTAAAGAGGTTGATAGAATCAGACAAACCCGAAGACGTGATGACGAGCCTTTGTTTGCCTCTCCAGAATACTTGCAGGGTAAAGTTCTTGATTTCTTTGACAGACCAGACGGTGTAGATAACAGATATATTGATTCTGACGCATCTTT